CGCAGACCCCGAAACGTGGCTGATCCGGGTAATGACCAACGCCGCCGATCTGCTGGATCGTGTGGAAACTGAGGAGGACAAGGATAATGAAACGGTATTTTAAAATTTTCGGCGTGGCATTTCTGGCAGGCGTGGGTGCAGCCCGGGTGCTGATCTGGCTGAACATGGGCATTGTGCACCTGCTGGTCATGCGGGGCGGCTGGGAAGCAGCTGCGGCGGTCAAGGCTGCGCCGTGGATCCTGCTCGCGCTGGGCGGCGGTCTGATCTTCAGCGTTGCTGTGATGCTTGCCGACAGCAAGCACTATGAGCACAGCGCCCAGAAGCAGCAGCAGACCACTGTCAAGGCCTCCAACGAGAGAAAGGCAGGGTAACATGGATGACCTGAAAGAGCTGCGCGCTTTGCGGGATCGGCTGCTGCAAACCGTTGGGTGGTACACCGGCACAGCTGAAAACGGAAATACCGAGGTGAAAACCGATGATGTGATCTGCCGCCTGCGCTGGGTGCTGAACGGTGAAGAGCCACGGCGGGGCGCATGAGAGACAACGACCTGATGTCGTGGTACACGGTCTACAACGCCAAAACTGACGAGATCGTGGCCTGCGGTACTGCTGACATGATCGTCCGGCAGATGGGATATGTCAACAAAAACAGCCTTTACTCCGCAGTAACACACTCAAAAACAAGAAAGGGCCCGCCCCGGTTGTACATCTACCATGTGCAGAAGGTACGGCGGGAGGAACTGGAAAAGGAAGGTATTTTATGAAAATCACCATTGAAACCATCGGCGATAATCTCTCTGTCAGCATTAAATCACCGGAAGGGACTTCCCGTGCCGATATCGCGTCCGTCATGAGCCTTGCACTGGCAAGCACTGTGGCCTCGGTGATCCCGGCAGATGCACCATCTGCCGCACGCGTGAAAGCTGCGTCCTCCCTTGCCGATATGATCGCAACGGCAGTGAAGCAGAATTTTTTGGAAGTCGTTACCGGCAAGACTGGAAAGACTTCCGTCTTTACCGACAAGGAGGCAGCTTTTCTCACCAAGCTGATGGGCTTATGACCGAGCAAAAAGAAAGAGCCTGCCCGTGCGGCCACACGGACAAGCTCAAAGAGAACATGAACAATTTTCTCTCACCAGAGTATAGCACAGATCTGGATCAGCTGCAATATGCCGGCATCCTGTACTACGCCGTGGATGGTCATGGGCACAAGTTTCAGACCTCCACAGTGCTGCGCCTGAATGACCCGCAGTTGGGCGAGCTGATCCATTGGCTACACTACCACCTCAAGGGCAGCAACCCGCCGCCTGCCCTGTACCATCTGGAGATGCTGCTGAACAATCTGGAATATCTACGCGGCGGCAGGCACTATCTGTATAACTCCATCTATCAGATCACACGTCTGGAGGCGTACCCATGAAAAAAATAACTGTATCGTATGAGATGACCCTTTTGCATGGTGCCATAGATGGAAATTTTACTAATGGCGTAGCAGAGCGCACCATTGGCTTTTTACTTGACGATGCTGCCGCTGCACAACTGGGCAGGGTGCGCATGCCGTATGAAAGCAACAACTGTACATCGGAGGAGCGCTACCTTCTCCAAGCAGTTGTTGCTTTATCCCACCTGTCGAGCAGCTATTTTATCGCAACCCATTATCGCGTTATGTCGGTGAAAATCGAGGAGGCGTACCCATGAAAGCACTGATCTATGTGATCCTCGGTCTGGATTTGCTCTATGTTGCCCTGATGTACCACAACAGCAACCGCTGAGAGGTGAACCAAATGAAAGATATCCGTATTACTTACACATACCACAAGAAAGATTTTGATTTTGACGAGGAGCCCACAACGGGCACCATCGTCCTCCCGGTAGAGGAGAACGTTGCCGCTGATTTACTTATATCTGACCTCTCGCAGCCGATAGCTGGCCGTCACATCGGCACATCTTTCCACTGTGTCTGCGAGATGCTTTTGTGGTATTGCTCAATGCACCTTTGGTACATTCAGGGCGATGACAAAATTTTGAGCATCAGGCTGGAATAACCAGCGCCCTCCAATAGTGGCAGGAGGTAAAACAAGAGCCACTGCCAGTGTATCAAGACACAGAAAGGAGATGATCCCATGGGAAGAATGGTCACCGTTGAGGAGTGGGCAGAGATCCACGGGAAAACGCCTGCCGCGGTGCGGCGCACGATCCGTAAAGGCGTATGGAAAAAGGCGCAGAACGTCCTTGTTGACGGCAAGCTTACATGGTTACTAGACGAGGATTGGCTGTGGCCGAAAGCCACCACACCGGCCAAGCAGGCAAGCCTGCTGTGCGAGATCCGCAAGCTGATGCCGCCTGTGGTATATGCCACCTCAGCAGACGGCGTGGTGATCTGCATGGTGCCATGCACCGGATACACCCGCACCGCCGTCAATGTCACCGCAGAAGAAATGAATGAGCTGTGGAGCGTCAAGCCGCAGCAGCGTGCAGCCGCGCAGGGTGCCCTGCAGTATGGCTGGCAGCACCCGCTGGCTGATCCGAGATCCTACAACGAGAAAGGAGAGCGTTTGCAGAATGTCTACAACCGCAAAAAGTAACGCCACCACCCGCAGAAAGCCCACCCAGAGCGCACAGGAGCGCCCGGCGGCGCAGGTGGTACAGTTTCCCCTGTTTGCTCCCAAACCCCGCCAGACAGCCCCGCAGGAGGTCAAGGTGATGACCTGCGAGTGTGCAAAGGATGCGGTAAGCGTCCGGCTGATGCCTGACCCCGATGCAATGACCAGAATCATGGACGAAACTTTTGGTCCGCAAGGATGGGAATATCGCTATTACTACATGAACGGCGTGACCTTCTGCGGCTCTGGCGTGTTAAATCCCATCACTGGCACCTATCCCCGCAAGGATGAGAAAGCACCTGCCGGAAAGTTCCGGCTCAGAGATCCAAAAGACTGGGAAACCACAGGCAGCTTTATTGCGTCCGTTGCAAAATGGGGCGCAGGCAGCGATGTGCTGCGACTGCCTCCCATTGTCCTCTCCGCAGATCAGGTGGATATCGACCCGGTGCAAAAGCCGGGCAAGCGCCCCAACGACCCGCCCACGGTGGTGGGCTATCGTCTGCACCACGCTCTGACCGTGGACAAGCTGCTGCGGGCTGAGGATGGGCACATCATCGGGGTGCAGCTGCTGCAGGGAGAGCGTAAAGTGGTATGGCAAGCAGAGTGATCGGCCGCCTGCCGGTGGTGTATTATCCGCAGACCGGCAAGCTGGAAGTGGAAAACGCAGGGGAATTTGTGGAGAAACAGATCTACCAGCGTCTGGATGAACTGGCACACGGTCAGCCCCTGCACATCACCCTGACGGTGGAGCCGGTGAACAAAGCCCGCAGCACGGCACAGAACAGCCTTATGTGGGCGCTGCTCACCATCATGGCAGACCATTACAACGGCGGGCGTACCGGCGGTGTGACCCCGGAGGACTGCTATCTGGAGATGCTGGAGAAGTACGGCGCCAAGGTGGATTATCTGGAAGTCCCGGCGGGCGCTCTGGATATCCTGCGCGGCTGTTACCGCCTTGTCCATCTGGTGGAGATACTGGATAACAACCGCTGCACGGTCAAGTGCACACAGGGCAGTTCCACCTTTACCACCCAAGAAATGAAGAACATGATAGACGGGATCTTTGACCGCCTCGCTGAGATGGGCGTGAGTGATCCCTTAGTGACTGCCTACTGGCAGGAGTGGAGTGAACCATGAAACGCAAACGCTTTGAAAAGCTGATGATCTCGCAGCGCAAATCACAGGCTCGGGATATCCGGCAGGCTGTCCGTACCATCATCGAACTGCGCCACTACTCTGAGGGGAACAAGGGCATCCTGATGGTCTACAACGAAAAAGCCGAGTGCTTTACGGAGGCCACGCTGTACCCTTACGACGAAATGTATGCCAGGATTCAGAGAGGCCAGGGCGCTATTGGAAAGGAGTCTTGACAGATGACCAAGAAAATGACCCGCAAGCGCTTTTGCAAGCTGCTGATGGCTCACGGAGTCAACCGGAACACCGCACGGGGCTTGGCGCAGTGTATCAACGCCGCCCGGCGGTATGGCTTCATTGATGGGTTCACCATTAAACTTGTCAACGGCCAGAAGTATCAGGTCGATAATGTGCACTCTTACCGCGAGGCTTATGAGAGCACGCAAAAGGATGGGGTGCCGCTTGTCTAAAAGCATCATTCAGGCAGAAAAGGAGTGCTACATCTGCCGCCGCTGGTATGCGGTAAAGACCACGCGCGGGCTGGAGGAGCATCACGTCCTCAATGGGCCGCTGCGCAGCTTCTCTGAGCGGCACGGCCTCAAGGTCTGGCTGTGCCACCAGCACCACAATGAGCCGGGCATGAGCCCGCACTATAACGCCACCTGCGCCCAGACCCTGAAAGCCGTTGCGCAGGCGAAATATGAGGAGAAGAACGGCCCCGGCGCACACGCTGCATGGATGGCCGCCGTTGGAAAGGACTATATCAATGCTTAATGTTATCGCAATTATGGGCCGCCTTGTGGCGGATCCTGAACTCCGCACCACCCCGGCGGGGGTGAATGTCTGCAAGTTTCGCATTGCCTGTGACCGAAACTTTGCAAAGCCCGGCGAGCAGCGGCAGGCCGATTTTGTGGATATCGTGGCATGGCGGCAGCAAGCGGATTTTGTGTGCCGCTATTTCCAGAAGGGCAGTCTGGTTGCAATCAATGGCCGTCTCCAGACCAACAATTATCAGGACAAGAACGGCAACAACCGTACATCCGTTGCCGTGGTGGCCGACAATATCAACTTTGCGGGCTCCAAGGGCACCAGCAAGCCGGTGGACGAGGGCGGCGAGGCTGCCCCACGCTCTGATGCCTGGCCGAAAGCAGACCCGCCTGCAAACTACGGCGGCGTGGATGACTTTTCCGTAATCGATGACAGTGACGACCTGCCGTTTTAATCTTCTGGAGGATGGAACATCATGAAAAAAGGAAGTTACCTCACAATTCAGGATTGGATGGTCACAGACCTGCACCTGAAAGGCAATGAATTGCTGGCCTATGCCCTGATCTATGGCTTTTCTCAGGATGAGCAGTCTTGCTTTTATGGCTCTTATCAGTATGTCATGGAGTGGCTGAGTGTTGACAAGACTACAGCTGTACGTGTGCTGCGCAATCTTGAAAACAAAGGGTTGCTGCGCAAATGGCAGGAGAAAGAAGGCAACGTAACCGTAAACCGGTATGCGACCAACACCACCCCTGCCTGCCCGGCGGCATCTGAGCAGTTGCAAAATGCAACCGGTTGTAAAATGCAACCAGTTGCGAAATGCCACTCAGACCAGTTGCAAAATACAACCTCTACCGGTTGCAAAATGCAACCCAAGAAAGAAAGAGAGAAAGCTAATAATACTAAACCCCGCGCAGAGGCGCGGGAGGAGCCGAGCAGCCTGACCGTTGCCGAGGTATTTGACGAGTTTTCCCGTGGTGCACCCAGCGGGCTGTATGACGCTCTGATGGATTTTGACCAGCACCGGCAGGCGCTTGCCAAGAAGGACAAGAAAAAGCTGTGGAGCCCTCTGGTTGCAAAGAAGATCTGCAAGTCCATCAAGCGGCTTGTGGATGAGGCGGGCGTGAAGGATCGTGCCGGGTACGCCATCGCCATGTTGAACCAGAGCGTTGAAAACGGATGGACGGGCGTGTTTGCGGTCAAGGATTTTGTGGACAAAGCCCCGGCGGCGGTACATATCGCGCAGCCTGCACCGGATAAGCCCCGCAAGATCACCAAAGACACGACCCTCGCAGACCTGCTGGGGGGTGTAGGAGCGTGACAAACAAGATCTCCACTGCGCAGCAGCATCAGCTTGCTGTGATCGGCGCTGCAATCTTAGACCCGGCGGCGTGCAAGGATACCGTGCAGCGTCTGACTCCGGCCATGTTCGAGGATGGGCCATACCGGCAGTTGTTCGCAGCCATCAAGCTGCAGCTGGATACCGGCCACAATGTCGATGCCGTGATACTGGAGCGGATGCTGGGCGCAGACTTCCGGCCTCTGATCGTGCTGGCAGCAGAGACCGTGCCCACCATCAGCCATGTGCAGGACTATGAGGCGCTGGTGATGGAGGACTACCGCAAGCGTCTGCTGCTGGAGCTTGCCGCCAAGATCTCCATGAACCCTGCGGACTCTGACACCATCTGCCGGGATCTGAGCGAGGCGCTGAAAGAACAGGATCACCTGCGGCGGGAATCGGTGGACGCGAACGTCAAGGATTTTGCCGAGGTCTGGGACGAAACGCTCCAATGGCTGCAGCAGCCGGACACCAGCGTCAGGATGGCATGGCGTGAACTGGATGAGCTGGGTCTGTTCGGCGAGAAGATGGTCACCGTCATTGCTGGCCGTCCCGGTCACGGCAAGACAGATCTGGCTCTCGCTCTGGCTCTGCGCCTGAGTAACAGCTGCCAAGTGTATTACCTGACCATGGAGGAGGACAGGCGCAAGCTGATGCTGCGCACCATGTCCAAACTGACCCGCATAAACTCCACCCGGCTGCGTGACCGCAAGCTGACCGAGGAGGAGCGGGAGAGCCTGAACAACGCTTTTGCCCTCATCAAGGGGCACACCGGCATGATCTACGATGATGGCACCCGGATGACCGTGGACGATATCCGCGCCCGGGTCATGAAATACCGCCCGCGTGTGGTCTTTGTGGATCACATCGGTCTGATCTCCGACACCCAGCAGGGGCGCAAGGAGCAGGAGCGTCTTGCGGACGTTACCAGAAGCCTGAAAGAGCTTGCCATGGAGACCGGCACCACCATTGTGGAGCTTGTGCAGCTGAACCGCGTAACGGATCGCAACGGTGGCACCAAAAAGGCATCACTGGGAGATCTTCGCGGATCCGGCACCATCGAGCAGGACGCGGACGCCGTTGTTTTCATCGAGAGCCAAGTGGACGGAGAGCGTCAGCTGCAGGGCCCGAATGATTACTTTGACGTTAGCCTTCGCATCCCGAAAAACCGCGAGGGCGCAACCGGCAGAGTGTCCATGTGGTGGCAACCGCAGTATCATGAGTGGCAGCCTGCGCCTGATCCGTCCGAAAACTACAGCGAGGATTTTGCCCCGGCGGATCATGAGGATATCCCGGCGGAGTGGTAAACAGGAGGTAAACAAAAATGGATTGCAGTTCTTGCGGGGTACGTTTTCGGTGCCCTCTGGCAGCTGAACCCGGTTCTTTTGCGTGCACATTAACACGGGTCATGTACGGCGGGGAAGAAAGCCCATACCGGAAACACGGCACGCCCAAGTTTTGCCCGCTCTGCGGGAAACCTTTGAAAGTCATTGGCACCGAGCGCTTTTGCAACAACGTCCAATGCGAAAACAGATTTATTCCTATGGGGTGAGTAAGCCATGAATGAAAAAGAACGTCAGAATGCTGCCGACATGAAAGAAGCTCGTGCAAAACTCCTTGAATGCGCATTCCCGCCGCGCTGGCCGGAATGGATCAGAACGGCAGAGAGGAAGCCAACCGCAGAGGACGCAAACGAGGACGGCTGCGTCCTGAGCATCAACATGAACCGCGGCGACAGGAACACGACAGCTTGGCCGTGGAACGTGGTGGCAGCTTTCCCGGATTGCCTTCCGGTCTGGATGCCGTTGCCTAAAAAACCGGATCTGAAAGAGGAACATTTTCACCGCTGATAAAGGGAGGATGCAGTCCGATGACCTATGAAGAAAAAAAGGAATGGTTGCGGCGGTACCGCAAGGCCGCAAAACTGGAAAAGATCAAGCTGGAAGAGGTAGAGCGGTACCGTACAGACGCAGAGCGCGTCACACAGGTGCTGTCTCCTGTTCCCGGCGGCGCTGGTGACGGTCAGGCACTGCCCAGATCTGTGGAACGCATCGCGGATGCAATGCAGGCAGCCAACGCGCAGGTGATGGAGTGTCAGAGGATCTGCAAGGAGATTCTGAATGTTATGAACCAGACCGCGGACATACAGGATTATGAGATCCTGTACCTGCGTTATATCGGCGACAAGAAGTGGGAGCAGATCGCCGTCAAGATGGGCATGGACGTGAGCCGCGTATACCGGCGGCACAAGCGTGCTGTGAAGGCTCTCGACATCCCGGAGTGCCAGTAAACGCACTGTTTTTGAAGCAAAGCGCACTGTTTTGCACTGTTTTTGATGAAAGACGCACTGTTTTGCACTGTTTGACCTGTGATATTATTAGACTGCGAAAGCCGCAAGGAACTGGACAACATCCAACACCCTGCGGCTTTTGTATTGCCCGGCTGCGACAGGGGAACACCTTACCGACCAACAGCCTGAATGTACCAGCTGGGCAATTTATGTTTTGGTATCCGTGGCGCTGTTGAGGACAACACCCCGGCGGGGTCACTGGGTATACATGGGAGTCATTGCAGCATCATCCCGGAGTGCGTGGCAGCGTATCGCCAAGCGGGTTCCTTTGTCACCATCCTGCCCAGTAAGCTGCCGTTGCTGACAGCTGCGCACTCCATCCTATGCCGTTGTAGCTCAACGCAGAGCGCCGCTGTTGCAGGCGGGTCAACATTGATGATACATCCATGACAGGCAACTGCGACCAATCACCGTAGCGGGCTGGCGTGGAATGGTGCCGGTTCGAATCCGGCCAACGGCTTATGTTATATCCCCCCGGGCTTGCAAAACACCCCCGGGGTCTTTTTATACCCTTTCCTCTCCCGCAATACCGCCCCCTGCAAATACCCCGGGGCTGTGCACAGCACGGCGGGCTGTGGGATCTGCACACTATAACCACAACGCTGCCAAAGGAGGCCTGCACCATGACGAACCCGCGCTATGCCAACGGCAACCTGCGGCGCAAGCATCGGGAGCGGCTGCGGGCAATGGACTGCGAATGCGGCATCTGTCATGGTCGTTTCGGTCCGATTCATTATGATGAACCTTCAGACGCGCAGCATCCGCTCTCCTTTGTGGTGGACGAGATCCGGCCTGTATCCAAATGGCGGCAGTTCGGGTATCCGTCGGCACGGGCAGCGGCTGAGGACTGGACGAACCTGCAAGCGGCGCATTATTTCTGCAATGCGCAAAAAGGCAACAAAACCGGGCAAAACAGCCCGAAAACCGGCAAAAAAGGGGCAAAACTGTGCCGCATTCCGCAGGTCAGCGACGGCGAGTGGTAGGGTGGGGAGGGTCCCCCTCCTGCCGCCCTCGGCGACTCCGCGCCGTCCAGCGCCGATTTACACACAGGAAGTTTTTTGAAAGGGGCATCCAGACATGGCGACCATGAAAAGCATCACCGCCAGCGGCAGCCGTCTGGAGCAGCTCAAGCGGCTTGCGCTGGTGCTGGCCAAGAATATCGACAGCTGCGAGGACGCCCGGCTTTTGCCCCAGCTGGCCAAACAGTACCGGGACACCATCCGGGAGATCGAGGAAATGGAGGGAGCACCCAGCGATGACGACGAAGTCGGCGCGATCCTCGCGCAGCGGCAGCAGGATGGGAAGCCAGGAGCCGTCCGCACGCATCGCTCCGGCGTACCGGAGCACTGACGGCGGCGATGCCGTGCGCATTCTGCGGGCAGGCGGCACCATCCCGGACCCGTGGCAGAGTGACGTGCTGGAGGACTGGATGGGGCGCACCCCTTCCGGCAAGTGGGCAGCGCCCACAGCGGGCGGCAGTGTGCCCCGGCAGAACGGAAAGAGTCTACTTGTGCAGGGACGTGCCGAGGCCGGGATGCTGCTGTTCAACGAAACGGTCATCTACACTGCCCACCTGCAAAAGACTGCCACCGAGACCTTTGAGGAGATGCGCGCCTTCTTTGAGGGTACGCGGATGCGGCGGTATGTGGAGGAGATCCGCACCGCCCTCGGACGGGAGCAGATCATCCTGAAAAGCGGTGCCCGCATCAAGTTTCTGGCACGCACCCGCAACGGCGGACGCGGCCAGCATGGCGATCTGTTGATCTTTGACGAGGCGCAGGAGCTGGACGAGACCGCGCAGGGTTCTTTTCTGCCTGCCATCTCTGCCAGCCTAAACCCGCAGACCATCTATGTGGGCACGCCACCGGGGCCGGATGCCGTGGGCACCGTGTTCCGTTCGCTGCGCCGCCGCGCGCTGGACGGCGATGCCAAAAAGGCCGCATGGTTCGAGTTCTCGGTGGACAAGATCGGGGACGTAAAGGACCCGGCGCGCTGGGCAGCCACTAACCCTGCGCTGGGGCGGCGCATCCAGCTTTCCACCATTGAGGGCGAGGTCGAGCAGCTGGACCCGGACACCTTTGCCCGGGAACGTCTGGGCTGGTGGAGCCCGGAGGCCACCCAGCAGCTGGATCTTGCCATTGACCCGGCGGCGTGGGCGGCCTGTGCCAGCGAGGAGCAAAAGCCCGAGGGCAAAACCGCCTACGGCATCAAGTTTGCACCGGACGGCAGCGCGGTCTGTCTGTGCGGCGCGGTGCTGCCAAAGGACGGCGCTGCCCGCGTTTCCCTGATTGACCTGCGCCCCACCGGGCAGGGGCTTGCATGGCTGGCAGACTGGCTGAACCAGCGGTACGACAAGGCAAGCTGCGTAGTCATCGACGGACGCAACGGCGTGGACGTGCTGGCAGAGCGCATCAAAGAGGTGTGGCGGGCAAAGAACGCCGTGATCCGCCCCGGTACCAAGGACGTGATCGCCGCTGTGGGCGGCTTTACCAACAGCATCAGCGAACACAGTCTGACATGGTATCAGCCGCAGACCGTGCTGGACGAGAGCGCCCGCACCGCCATCAAGCGCCCCATCGGCGGCGGGTACGGCTTTGGCGGAGACAACAGTCTGCCGGTAGAAGCCTGTGCGCTGGCGCTGTGGGGCATAAAGACCTGTAAACGCGACCCGACCCGCAAAATGCGCATCGGGTGAAAGGAGCACCATGACCACCACCTTATCTTTTGGCACTGTGCTGGGTTTGACCGGGGAGGAACAGCGGCAGTTGACCGAGCTGACCGAGGCCTACAACTACCACCAGAGCCGCAACGCCACCAAGGACAAGTATTATGAGGGACACGTCACCTTGCAGGACGTGAACCTTGGCATTGCGCTGCCCAAGGGGCTGAGCAAGCTGGAGGTCGGCTGCAACTGGGGACAGAAAGCGGTGGACGCGCTGGCATCCCGCAGTATGTTCGATGGCTTTGTGAGCAACAGCGGCACGTTGGGCGGGCTGCAAAAGCTGGTGACCGGCAACCGTCTGGTTTCCGCCTACGCCAAAGCCTGCCGAGATCAGCTGAAATACGGCTGCGTGTTCGCCACCCTGTCCGCAGATGCGGACATCGGCTGCCGCATCCGCTTCCACTCCCCTGCCACCGCCTCCGCGCTCTGGAACGGCGAGAAGGGGCGCATCGACTGCGGCTTTGTCATCATTGACACGGTACAGGACGAGCACCAAAAAGACAGCTGGCGGCCTGCGCTGGTCAACTTCTACACCGACACCGACGTCATCGTGCTGAGATCCAACGGCAGCAGCTGGGCGGCGGAGCGGAAGCCCCACCGGATGGGTCGTCCGCTGATGGAGCCGCTGATCTGGAACGCCACCAGCAACAAGCCCTTTGGCCGCAGCCGCCTGAAGCGTGCTATCCGCTCTCTTATCGATGACTATGTGCGCACCGTGGCTAACGCCACCATCGCGCTGGAGTTTGACACCACACCCCAGAAGTACATTCTCGGTGTGACCGATGAACAGTATGACGCCATTACCTCCGATAAATTCAAGCAGTATGTCGGCGCGCTCATCGCCGCCACCTCCAACCCGGAGACAGGCGAAAACCCAGTCTTTGGGCAGCTGGCGCAGGGCAACTTACAGCCCCATGTGGAGAAAATGCGGATGATCGCCACCCAGTTTGCGGCAGCCACCGGTCTGACCGTGATGGACGTGGGCGTGGTGAACGATGTAAACCCCACCAGCAGTGATGCCATTCTTGCCCAGAGCCAGACGCTGGTGCTGATGGCGCAGCAGCTGAACACCGGCAACGGCGATGCCCTGCACACCATCGCCTGTATGGCACAGGCCATTGCCAGGAACGTATCTCTGACCGAGCTGACCGAGGAGGAGCGCGGCGTGATGGCGCACTTCAAAAATCCTGCCATGCCCAGCGTGGCGGTGACTGCGGACGCTGCCATCAAGATTGCAACTGCCCGGCAGGAGTTCGCCAGCACCGACACCTTTCTGGAGATGATCGGCTTCGATCAGGCGGATATCCGGCGCATCCGGGCGCAGGAGCAGCGGGTGCGCGGGCAGGCGCTGCTGATGGAGATGGACGATGCAGATAACGACACGGACGTGGAATAATTACATTGCCCGGCTCTCCCGGCTGAACGAGGCTGCCGGGCAGAAGATGCGGGAGTACATCCGGCTGCACGGCACCGAAAACACCGAGGAGCTGATCTCCTACGCCTACGCAGTCATCACCCGGTACGGCGAGGGCAGCGCGGAGCTGGCCTGCCAGATGTACGACGCACTGGCCGAGGCCGAGGGGATGCTGCTGCCCGCAGCAGAGCCTGCCGCCACTGCCAGCTATGGCGAGGTAGCCCGCATGGTGCACGCCACCAAGGACCAGAACCCCGAGAACCTGCCCAGCGGCGTGAGCCGTCTGGTCAAGCGGGCGGGCGCAGACACCACCCTGCACAACGCGGTGCGGGACGGCGCACAGTGGGCGTGGGTGCCCCATGGGGACACCTGCCCCTTCTGCATCACGCTGGCCTCCCGGGGCTGGCAGACCGCCAGCCAAAAGCTGCTGAAGAATGGGCACGCGGAGCACATCCATTCCAACTGCGACTGTGAGTTTGCGGTGCGGTTCCATTCCGGCACAAGCGTGGCAGGCTACGACCCGGAAAAATACCTCAAGCAGTACCGGGATGCCGGCAGCGATGTGAACGCCATGCGCCGCATCGACTACGCCGCCCGGAAGGATGCCATCAACGCCCAGAAGCGGGCGGCGTATGCGGCGCAGGCATACCGCTATGATCTGGGTGCGGCAAGCAAGATTATTCTGACCCGCAGAGCGGAATCTGTTGAAATCTCCGTGAAGCAGGTCGAATCTTACAAAACGCCTGTTTTTGTTTCAGATAAGGCATCTATCAAGCCCAAGGCACTGCACAAGGCCAATCAGAACACAGAGCACTCGTTGACCAACTGGGGTGTAAGTATCAACCGCAAGCCAAAAATCGTGATTGTCAGTGACGATGAGTTGCGCGGCGCATTGGGTATCTATGACCCTTGTGAGAATATTGTTTACTACGCTGAAAGCATCGGCAAAAAAGCTGTTCAGGAAGCGTCTGGCGGTGCAGGTGCCATTGAAGCCCATGAAATGTGGCACATGAAGCAGGCAGAGGACTTCCGGCAGGCAGGCTGGACGATCACCCGCGAAAATCGTGGAGAGTATCTTGATGCTCTGTGTAAAAAATGCAAAGAACACATTGACAAACTCGGTGTAACGCGCAATAATGTAGGAGAAATCAGCAAATATGCCGCTGATATGTACTTAGTCGAGCGCTATGACGAAGTCGAAGCGGAATTTATGTCGTTGAGGAGGCGAACGTGATTATGTGCACATTGGGCTATCCCCCGGAAATTCAAAAGCTGGTCGATACGTTCGACCCCTATCGCAAAGAGATCCTTTCAAAAAATTATTCTGGTATCCCTGATGACGCATTGAAGGCGTATAATAAATTCAAAAGCTGGGCATGGGAACAGGATCAGTAATTAAACCACGATGCACACGCACCGTGGTTTTTGTTTACCTATTTTTAGCACGATGCAGACTGCACCGTGCTTTTTTATGCCCATTTTGCCCGCATGAGGACGAAACGGGCACCATCGCAGCGGGCAGTGCGTACCCTGCCCACAACCGGACGCAGACGGAGAACTGCGTCACCAAACCGAGGTTTTACCAACAGAAAGGAGTTTCCACCATGAAACGCGAAGACGTAAAGAACAAGATCCCCGGCATTACCGAGGAGCAGCTGAACTGGCTCATGCAGGAGAACGGCAGCGACATCACCCGGGAGAAAAACGCAGCCGCAGCCTTGCAGACCCAGCTGGACAGCGCACAGGCACAGCTCAAGACCGCACAGGACGGCCTGAAGGCCTTTGACGGTGTGGACGTTGCCGGGCTGCAGGCGCAGGTGACCAAGCTGAAGGCGGATATGCAGGCGCAGGCCGATGGCTTTGCCTTTGACAGTGCCCTGAACACCGCCATCCTCGGCAAGAAGGGCCGCAGCGTGGATGCAGTGCGCGCTTTGCTGGATCTGGATGCCCTGAAGGGCTCTAAAGACCGCACCACCGACATCAACAAGGCGCTGGAGGATGCAGTCAAGGCGAACCCGTGGGCGTTCGGCGACACCCAGCCTGCCGGGTATCCCAACGTCCGGGATGGCGGTACTCCGAACCATATCCCCAGCCAGCCGGACGGCGTTCTGGCTGCCTTCAGCAAACTGAACCCGAATCTGAAAATCTGACCCGTGCAGCAGCACGGAGAAAGCGAGGTATTTTTATGGCACATGCAAATCAGGAGCGTTGGGCATCCTATGTGGACGTAAAGCTGCGTAACACGCTGGTGACCCGCGACAATCTCATCTTCAACAGCCGCTACGAGGGCGACCCCACTTCCGGCAAGGTCAAGATCCCGGTGCGCGACACCGAGGTGGCCGTCAAGGAGTACGACAAGGCCAACGGCGTTGCTGCCGACGTGGGCACCACCACCTATCTGGATCTGAACATCGACCACGACGAGGCGGTCAACGAGCTGATCGATGGCTACGATGCCGACAGCGTGCCCGATGACATCGTGGCAGAGCGTCTGGACAGTGCCGGTTACTCTCTGGCGCTGTCCATCGACAAGAAGTCCATCGATGCGCTGGAAAGCGCAGCCGGTGCCACCATCAGCGCCACCAAGACCGCCGCCACCGAGGCCAACGCCTACAAGCTGGCACTGGAAGCCAAGCGGGTGCTGGGCCGCAAGGGCGTACCCAACGAGGGCCGCTTCCTCATCGCGTCCCCGGAGTATCTGGAGGTGCTGATGCTGGACGAGCACTTCATCAAGCAGGGCGACCTGTCTCAGGAGATGGTGCAGCAGGGCGTTGTTGGCCGCATTGCGGGCTTCAACGTGTTTGAGAGCAACAACATGGACTACGAGTCCACCACCCGCGTCAGCAGCAAAAAGACCACCACCGAGTTCATCGCCGGTCACCCCAACTGGTGCCACCGCGTCATGGAGTGGCAGACCGCTGTGCACCTGCAGGATCTGTCCGGCTCCGGCAAGTACATCGGCGCATCCGCTGTACAGGGCCGCAAGGTGTACGGCCTGAAGGTCTCCAAGCCCCAGACCCTGTACATCAAGCGCACCGAGACCGCCACCTGATGAGGTGCCGCCATGAGCTACGCAGAACTGCAGGACGTGGAGGCAGGCTTCCGCGTCCTGTCGGATGAGGAGCGCGGCCGCTGCACCGCCCTGCTGAGCGAGGCGGCGCTTATCATCGACACCTACAACGCCGATGCCGATGCTGACCGCAAGCGGCTGGTATCCTGCCGGATGGTGCGACGTCAGTTTGGCGAGGACGACAGCGGGGACGCTGTCACCTTCCCCATGGGCGCAACGCAGGGAACTGCCACGGCGCTGGGCTACAGCCAGAGCTGGACCATGAGCGGCGGCTCTACCGGCGAGCTGTATCTTTCCAAGCTGGAAAAGAAGCTGCTGGGCGTGGGCAGCAAGCTGGGCGCACACAGCCCGCTGGAGGACTTATGCTGAAGGGTATCGACATCATCCTGTATGAAAAGACCAAGACCGGCGAGGACGGCTTCCACGATCCCATCTACAAGGAAAGCCCCGTCACCGTGCACAACGTACTGGTGGGGCAGCCCACTGCCGAGGAGATCACCACCGAATTGCAGCTGACCGGGCGGCGCATCGCCTATACGCTGGCAATCCCAAAGGGCGATACCCACAACTGGGACAACGTCCGGGTGGCGTTTTTCGGGCAGACCTTCCGCACCTGCGGCGGGGCTGTGCAGGGTATCGAAGCCATGATCCCGCTGCGCTGGAACAAGAAAGTGCAGGTGGAACGCTATGAGTAAGGTGACCATCAAGCTGAACCGCAAGGGCGTGCGGCAGCTGCTGAAAAGCCCGGAGATGGAGAACGCCCTGACCGGCATTGCCTTTGCAGCGCAAAACCGCCTTGGCGAGGGGTACAAAGCCAGCTACTACAAAGCCGGCACCCGCGTTGTGGCCAAGGTGAGCGCCGAAAGCCCCGCCGCCCGCAAGGAGAACGCCGACACCAACTCTATTCTGAAGGCGCTGAAGTGATATGATCGAAGAAATCATCCAGAACTATCTGCGTGAAAACGCTTTCCCCTGTTATACGTCCGTGCCGGAGAAACCCTCCGGCAATTTTTGTGTGCTGGAAAAGACCGGCTCCGGCTACGAGGATGGCATCTTTACCGCCACGCTGGCGGTGCAGTCCTACGGCAGCAGCGACTATGCCGCTGCGCAGCTGAGCCACCGTGTGGTGCAGACCATGCTGGACGCAGACACTCTGCCGGAGATCGTCTCCTGCACGCTGAACACCGACTACAATTTCCCGGACACCACCCGCAAGCTGCCCCGGTATCAGGCAGTTTTTGAGGTGGTGCATTACTGACGAAAGGAGCATTTTCTATGAATGCAAAAAATGTGACCGCAGCAAAGCCCAAGGTCGGCGGCGCCATCTGGTGCGCACCGCTGGGCACGGCTCTGCCCACGGACGCCAAGAGCGATCTGGACCCGGAGTTCAAGTCTCTGGGTTATATCTCCAAGGACGGCCTGACCAACGCAAACTCCCCCTCTAACGAAAACACCGCTGCATGGGGCGGCGATACCGTGCTGAGCCTGATGACCGAGCGCCCGGATACCTTCCAGTGCACGCTGATCGAGGCGTTGAACGTGGAAGTGCTGAAGACCGTATACGGCGCCGACAACGTCACCGGCACGCTGGAGACCGGTATCACCGTTAAGGCCAGCGCCGACGATCTGCCCTTCTATGCCTACGTCGTGGAGATGGTGCTGAAGAACAATGTGAAAAAGCGCGTAGTCATCCCCTGCGGCACTGTGACCTCTGTGGGTGATATCACCTATGCAGACGGCACTGCCGTTGGTTACCAGACCACCATCACCGCGATTGCCGACACGGATGGCAAGACCCACTACGAGTATATGCAGAGCGCCGGTAAGTAAGGAGGAACATCATGATCACTGCAAAGACCGAATCCGGCTTTTCCATCGAACTGGAAGAGAGCGCACTGGACAACATGGAGGTGCTGGACGCACTGTCCGATCTGGATGAGGGCAACCCACTGGCCATGTCCCGGCTGGTCGTAAAGCTGCTGGGCAAGGACGGCAAAAAGCGCCTGTACGACCATCTGCGTACCGAGGACGGCCGCGTGCCTGCGTCTGCCGTTGAGAGCGCCATCATGGAGCTGTTCCAGTCCATCAACGCCGGAAAAAACTCTGCATCCTCGCCGAACTGATCGCAACGGACGAGGACGCACTGATCTGCGATTTTGTCCAGTATTACAACCTGCTGAACTGGCGTGCCCTGCCGGTGCGGCTGGCGG